GTATGCCAAACAACCGAATCTTCTGGCGGGATAGTAATTGGGTTACCAAGAAGTTGCCAGATAACCTCAAGCAATTTCGGGTTGATACTGACCTGCCAAGCGTAGAGAATCAGAGTGACAAGTGGGTGACTGAAGATACAGATTCGTTTTACTACGACATTAAAGAAAGGGATACACAATGAATGTAGAGGCCAAGAACAGATTGAAGTGGGCGAGGGATATGCTTGCCATCGCTAGGGAGAAGCTTGTCTTGGAACGTAACCGAGCTACCCACGGACACGCGATAGATATGATCCAGATTATAACGATGGTCGATGCAGCCAGCCTGGTATGCAAGGAAGTGGTGGGTGAAGAATGAAAAGCAAGGATGAGTTAGCGATGCAGGTGAAGAAGGAGTGGGATGAGCAGAACTTGAGATGGAAGCTGTGGCTAGAGGCTGGTGGGTTTACAACTGAGATATTTTGTTATAGCAGTGCCGAGGAAGAGTATTCCAAATGCATTAGAGAATTGGTTGACCACGCCTACCAGATGCAGAGCGTATGAATGAAAAAACACACCTCGACTTATTTAGCGGGATCGGAGGATTTGCCTTGGCAGCAAAGTGGAATGGATATAGAACCGTTGGCTTCTGTGACAACGAACCCTACGCACAAGCAGTCCTCAAAAAGCATTGGCCAGAAGTCCCGTGCCACAAAGACATCCGCGAAGTACGAGGCGAGCTATACGCAGGAGTCACTCTTCTCACAGGTGGGTTTCCATGCCAACCATTCTCAGTCGCAATGCGATCCCACAGAAAGGGGAAAGAAGATGTCCGTTATCTCTGGCCAGAAATGTTGCGCGTTATACAAGAGGCAAGGCCCACTTGGATCATTGGTGAGAATGTTGTTGGCATCCTCAACTTGGCACTCGACCAAGTATGCGCTGACTTGGAGGGTGAAGGTTACGAAGTCGAACCGATCATTATTCCAGCTTGCAGCGTCAGAGCCAACCACAAGAGGGATAGGGTCTGGATTGTGGCCCACCGTTGCGGCATCAAGATGGAAGAATGTAAATTGGAAACGAGTGGAGACAGGTCACAGAGCCTGGGACACGATAGAGAACGCAGTGGCGAGGACGGAGTATTTGGAGGGGCGAGCAAAGAGAGGGATGCGTTTAGAGATGACTCCAGAGTTTTGCGAATGGCTAATGGGATACCCAATAGGGTGGACAGAATTAAAGGAGTCGGAAATTCCATCGTCCCGCAAGTCGCGTCAGAAATCATCAGATGCATCAACCAAGTAATAGGAGAACAACCAAATGAAACTATGGACTAACAACACTAACGCAATTCACAAAGTCGATGACAATATGCTTTACCCGCGCACTACTTATGTGCTGCCCGATGAACTAACTGGACCAACCTGGGACGATTCAATTCCTTGCCCACACAAGATCAAGCCGTACTACAAAGGGCGCGCTGCTGGTGGTGCAACAGCCGTCTACCGCGCTGGCGCAATCGGTGACGCGATCATCGCTACTGCCTTCGTCAACTACTTGGTGCAAGAGTCGGGTGGGGTTGTGGAAGTTTACGCGCCTGCCCGCAATCTGCCTCTCTACGCTGGGCTGGGTGCAAGGCTGTGGCCGTTGCCATCCTCGCTGGAAGCGTGGGATTCTTTCGATGCACACGTTCCGACTGACGATTTGTTCAGCGGACAGGTTGGCAACACGAAGCTAGGCACTGGCGGTGGTAACTGCTACCAGCGGATCTACGAGTGGATGGGTGTATGGGATGAAAAGACGATGGCGAAGTACTGTAAGCCAGTTCTGCATCTCATTGAGCCAGACCATGAAGAGTTGAGGGCGATGGGCAAGTGGCCGTTGCCTAGTCCGTTCTTTGCCTACCACGTTTCGTCTAGCGGTCCGACCCGTACCTACCCGCCAACGATGGGGCAGGAAGCGGTGCTGGCATTGCTTGAGGCTTACCCCAAACATCACGCTGTTATTATTGGGCTGGATAACAGCAACAACTTTAAGGTGGATCATCCGAGAGTGATTGACCTGTTCAACTGCACCAAGACTGTGCGCTCGCTGTTCCCGATTATCAGCGGGGCTGACTTCGTTGTTGCTCCAGATAGCTCAGTCAATCACATGGCTGCTGGGTTGGATACGCCTTGCGTGTCGCTGTGGGGTTCGTATTCCCCAGAAGACAGAATGACTTATTATAGTAAGAACGTATCGATATTCAAGCCTGATACCTGCCCGCACGCACCTTGCCGTCCGCACGCTGGGTTGCCACAGGCTAAGTGTAAGGATGCAACCAACAAGACACCTAAGACGCAATACTGGTGCAATGCTCTGCGAAATATAACAGCGCAAGATATTGTTGAGGCCAGCAAGAAGGCGATGGAGTTGGATGCTGGCAAATGAGCGCGAAGATGGGGATAACGGTCAGGAGCTTAAAGGAAGGAATAAATGTGGAAATTAAAATTGGTAGGAATTTGTTTTCAACAATTCAAGAAAGGCAGTGTGTGCATTTTATAAAATATTTACTGGATGAACAATTAAAAAATCATACCTATTGCAAGTTGAGGGAGAAGGCAACAGAGTTGGAGGAAGTTAAAGAAAACAAATAACTAACTGGCGTTGTGGTACGCAGGGAGATCCTGCGGCGGGCGTTTCCTCAGTGTGTCTCCTCTTGAATCAGCAGCCAGTTTGAATTTTAATGAGTGAAGAGATAAAGATGTTTGACGGTCTGGCCGAAGAGCCAGAACAGTATCTGTTTGGCTTTGCAGCCGAAACGGAAACATTAAGCACGACAGCATTGTCAATTGATGCAATGCACTACTCGCACAAGGTCGGCGAGATAGGTGAGTTGCAGTTTGATATATGGGCAATCAGCAATGGGTTGAATGCGTGGAGGTCAATCAATCCGCACACAAAGATAGATCGGATAGTCGCAATGAATGATGGAACATTTAGAGGATTCCATATAAAGACTGCCACGTTCTCATCCAAACAAAATTCTTACGGATTCAAGGCAACATCCGATCCAGATACGTTCCCGTCTGATTACTGGTTTCTTGTTGGGCTTAATCAAGACTTGGGTGTTGCATTCAAATTGATCGTTCCGTTTGATAGGTTCGGAACTCAATCAAGGGTTTCAATAAGTAAAGCTTGCATCCATGACTATACCGAATACACCAAGATCCCGACTGAATTTCTATGACCCCCGCACAACGGCAAGCTGAAGAGATCGTAGGCCAAGTGGATTGGCAGTCCGAGAATCACGGGCTGTGCAAGTGTCCAGGCGAGGCTGCACATACGAGCCACACTCGCATTAGAGATACAACTGTGTTTGTAGATGGCGCGCCGACTATCTTCTGCTGGCATACTTCCTGCACGCCGTATCGTGATGAGGCTAACCGCAAGCTGCGCCGAGCTATATCCAGCGATGTTCTTTACAAGCCAGTAAACATTATGTCGGGTGGTACAGCCGCACCGAAGCTGGTTGTGAAGAAAGACCCGCACTCCGAGGTGCTGGATAGGATTAAGACGATTGCTGAATCAAACAAGCAAAGATACTTGACTCACTACACTTGGGACCCAGCGGATATGTACGAGGAAAGCCCGACCAAGCTTGGCGATCCAGCGCAGGACTATCAGTTGTTCCTATCGCTGTTCAACGCTCTTGACAATATCTGGATAGGCAACGTCACGGATAGCGGGAAGCATCCACAAAACTTCCGCATCGCTTACGAGTGGAAGAAGCTGGATGAACCAATCGGGCAGTACACAACTGGTGCGAGCTACAAGCAGGGAACAGTCAGTCGGTCCAACGATACGGTTGAGCATAGGGTGTTCTTGGTTGTCGAGTCGGATGTACTCAGCAAGCCAGAGATGGGCGCGGTGTTCCAATTGATGCGTGATTTATTCAGCATGAAACTACACGCTGTCGTGGATACTGGCGGAAAGAGCTTGCATGGTTGGTTTGAGATGCCACCAAAGAACGAATGGGTGGAACAGTTAAAAGCTTTTCTTATTCCGTTAGGATGCGATCCTGCAACATTCAAACCCAGTCAACCCGTTAGGATTCCTGGGGCAAAGAGAGAAGACAAGATGCAAAGCCTATTATGGTTTTGCAAAGGAGGAAAATGATAGAGCCAGCAGTAGCACTTGGTATCAAACCGAAGACGGACGAGTGGCCGCCGATCAAATCTTATGCACAACTTGTTAAGGAAGACTTGCCCGCACCAGAGACGTTAATTGAGGGAATGTTGCATAGAGGCGGGAAGATGTTACTTGGCGGAGGTAGCAAGGCGTTTAAGAGTTGGAGTCTAATCGACCTAGCCCTTTCGTTACACGCTGGCGTGCCTTGGTGGGGTCAACAGTGCAAGATGTCGCGGGTGTTGTTCATTAACTTTGAGATTCAAGAATGGTCGTTCCGCAATCGTTTGGCCGATGTTATCAAAGCCAAAGGACTAGAGGACAAGGCTGATGACTTTGATGTCTGGACGCTCCGAGGTCACGCTGCCGACTTGACTCTCATCCGTCCTATGATCGAGAAGCAGATTGAAGGTAAGGGCTATCAAGCGATTATCCTTGACCCAAACTATATGCTGATGGGTGAGAGAGATGAGAACAGCGCGGGCGATATGTCGAGTCTGATGAATGAGTTTGAGTACCTAGCCACACGCCACAATCTGTCGATCATACTAAGCCACCACTTCAGCAAGGGTAACAAGTCGGGCGCAGAGTCGATTGACCGCTTCAGTGGGTCGGGCGTGTTCGCCCGTAATCCAGATACGTTGGTCGTTCTGACTGCCCACGAGGAGGATGAGAAGACTTACACTTGTGACATCACACTGCGTAACTTCCCGCCAGTAGATAGCTTTGTCGTTCAGTGGCATTACCCGCTGTTCCAAGCTAACTTTGCACTCAACCCAGACAAGCTAAAGAAACCAGGCGCACACAAGGCGGTTGACGATAAAAGGTTCTTAACTGAGATGGGTAGCAAGCAGTGGCAAGCGGGTGATTTATGCCGCCATATCATTGAAAAGTTGGAAGTATCGGAAAGTACGTTTTATAGGTATCTAAAACGCCTCCATAAAGCCAACAAGATATTGTCTGACAGCGGCTTGTATATTGCCAATCAGACCACTTTCTAATCCACTTTCAAAACACTATCATCTCTTGAGCAGTCAAACCCTTATATAGTATATAAAATAATTCGCGAAGGAAAAGTAGGAACAGGACTCCTTAGTCCGTCCTGTCCCTACTACGCTACGCTATTTCCGTAGCGTTCTCCTAAATGGACAAACAGGGCTGGCTGGGCTGGGCTGGCTTGCACACGCTCGCACCTGCTGAGGAACGAAGTTGGTTATCAGGTGGTGGGTGTGGTACAATCGTGAAATGAACAACTCAAAGCCAGGTCTATACGCCAACATTAACGCCAGACGTAAGGCTGGCACTAGCCGTCCCAAATCTAAAAGCACCATCCAGCCTAAAGTATGGCGTATGATGAAGGCAAAGAAGGGCGGGTTTGAACCAAGATAGAGAGCAGTTGAAGGTAGCGCACAAGTTCATTGCCCTGCTTCAACGTGAGAATGCACAGTTGCATGGCGTGTTACGTTTGCTAGGCCAGTTGGTAGACGATATGAATGCCAACTGCTCCTATGAGGTCTTTGAGGTGCAATGGAACAGCCTTACAGAGCAGGTCAAGAGGCTGTCGGGATTCTTTGAGAGCCACCAGAAGGCACTCCAGTCGCTCCAGGACTCGATTCCTGACGTTTGGGACACCGATGAGGTAGATGATGAATCCTAGAGAACTGCCATGCAATAGTCCGAGGCGTACACCTGGAGGACCAAAGAAGTTTGTGGTGCGTGCTTGTAGTGGGGGTGAAAGCAATTT